CACACTCTCCGAGCGCTCCTCGGAGCCAGATCTAAACGGAGGCGGTCACGATGACATACACCGACGCAGTCCAGGTCATCCGCGATGCAATCACCGCGGCGACCGGCATCCCGACTGCGCGAGTCCTGCAGCCCGGCTTCACCGACGGGCCGCTTCCACTCGCACACGTCTCGCTCGTACAAACTCAGACGGGGGACTACGACAGAGACGACACGATCTCGATTTCCATCTACGCAAAAACACCAGCCTCCCCCGACGAAGCCGGAGCCTCAGCGCTCGCGGACCAGATCGAGGGGGCGTTCGACGTCCGTCCGGTCGTCGGGTCTCGCGGCTGGGTAGACGAGGCCGAGGTCGATTCAATCCTGGGCGTGCAGCCATACTTCGAGGCTGTCGAGGTCGTTCACATGACGGTCACGGTCACGCACAGGCCCATCTCAGAATGACAACACCTGATTAGGAAGGGGTCTTGCATGACCACCATCGAAGCACTCAAAAAGAAGCATAATCGCACGACCAACGTGCGTAAGGGCCTGAACGCACTCGCGTTCCTGGCCCCGATGACAACGGCAGTCCCGACGGCGATCACCGACTCGGGCGGCGCCCTCAAGGAGATCCCCGCCGATTTCATGCCCTTGGGCCTGATTACGACCGACGGCATCACCTTCTCCGCCGACGCGAAGAACGAAGAGGTCGAAGCCCTCGGATATGCGGAAGCGGTCCGGTCTGACCTGACCGGCGCGCCCAAGTCGGTGAAGCTCACGGTCCTGGAGCCTGTCCGTAAGACGATCCAGCAGCTCGTCTACGGTATCGACCTGTCGCAGACCAAGGCGTCCAAGACCACGGGCGAGATCACCTTCGACGAGGCCGCGATCCCGGCTCTCGCTGAATACCGTCTCCTGCTGGTCATGGCTGACGGCCCCGCCGCCGACGAGTGGCTGATCGGTCGCTGTTACCCGCGCGTGAAGCTGTCCTCTCTTCCGGATGAGAAGTGGGCGGCGTCGGATGCGATGCAGTTCGACCTTGAGTTCGCGGCCTTCATGGATGAGACGGCGGGAACGTCGTGCCGTCACTACATCGGTGGATCCGGCGCGATCCGTCACCGCGACGCGATCGGCTTCGAGCAGGCCAACTGACCTGCTCTCGATCTCGGGCGGGCCGGGGTTGATCTCCCTCCGGCCCGCCCGTCCACACCTCACCTAATGGAGATCCCTCACGGATAGGACCATCGATGAAGTTCATCAAGACTGTCAAGACCGACGCCGGCGACGAGCTCAAGCTGGAGCGTGAGACCGACGCTGCCGTCGAGCAGAACCAGCTCATCTCGCAGGGCTGGGAACCCGCCGCCGACACCGAGGGCGACGAGAAGCCGACGCTGCCCGCGCCTCCCACCTTCAACAAGTAACCAACAGCCAGACGAAATAGGAGATCATGCATGTCTGACCAGATGAAGCCCACGTTCACGTTCAACGCTCTCTCGAAGCTGGAGAAGGCCGCAGCCCCGGCGCCGTTTACCTTCGGGATCGGGAGCCAGGTCATCGCGTTCCCGGATCCGCTGAGCCTCACTCCAGAGGCAGCGGAGAAGTTCATGGCAGCGATGGAGTCCTCGAAGGCTCCGACGCAGATGATCCGCACATGGCTCGCCGCCGAGGACGCGGACCTGCTCCTCAGCAAGCTGAACATGCGCCAACTCGGCATCCTGATACATCAGGCGTCCGAACATTATCAGGGCATGCTGGGCGACGCGGGGGAAGGCAACGCCTCTACGACCGACTGAGTCGGTACGAGAGGCAGATCGTCTCCGATCTCGCGGAGCAGGGCTGGGATGCGCCGGCTCTGTTCCGCGCCCGCCGCTGGCGCTTCCTCCTCATCCTCATCGACGGCCTCGGGTCGACGAGCAGGACGACAGTCGCGATCCTCAACGATCCCGATCGCTTCGAGGAGATCGCAAAGACCGTCGCCGCGACCGAGGCGACCGCCGACGACACTGAGGCGCGGATGCGCGAGCAGACGCCCGTCGTGCGGCTCTTACAGGACATCTTTGATCTGGTGTCCGCAGCCTTCGGAGGTAAAGAGCCGTACCCGCGTCCGGTGTCAGCGGTCGAGCTGGCACTCGAGGATGCGCGCACCGATCACCTTCACGGCTTCCGAGATGAAGCGATGAAGGCTCTCCTCCCCCACTGGGAGGACGACACAGAATAACTGCAGAGAGGAACCCAGGAATGGCCGGCGTTTACAAGGCAGGAACGCTCTACGTTGACGTCGTGCCCTCCATGAGGGGTTTCTTCAAGACCGTCGAGGCAGACGCAAAGGCCCAGCTGCCCAACATCGGGCAGAACGCGGGTAAGGACTTTGCGAACGGCTTGCGCTCTGGCGTAGGTTCCAGCGGCGCCCAGGTAGCGAAGTCCATCAGTCAGCCTATCGACGCTGCCGCCACTGAGGCGAAGGCCAGCGTCGACAAGATGACGAAGAGCATGCAGGCCTCGACGGGCGGCATGCAGAAAGCTGCGGAGGGCGCGGGCCGCAGCTTCACGACGATGGGCGCCGAGGCTGGCCGCAGTCGCGGCCCTATCGAGTCGGCGACGCGCGACCTTGACGAGGCCGCGCAGGCAGCGGAGAAGGCCGCGAGGGGCACGCGCGAGGCGGGCTCGGGCTTCTCCTCTATGGCGGGCTTTGCACAGAGCGCGATCGCTCCTCTGGCGGCAATGGCCGCAGCCGTGGGCATCGGTGGTTTCGTCTCCGAGGCTATCGCCGCGTCCGACGCCACCCAGAAATTCGCGGACACCCTCAAGTTTGCGGGGATTGATCCTGATCGGATCGAGGAGCTGGGTGCAGCCGCGCAGAAATATGCCGACGAGACCGTCTATGACCTGTCGGACATTCAGGGTATTACGTCGCAGCTCGCTGCGAACGATGTCGAGGGATTCGACAAGCTCGCCGAGGCGGCGGGTAACCTCAACGCCGTCGCGGGCGGCAGTGCGGAGACCTACAAACAGGTAGGCCTCGCGCTCGTGCAGGTCAACGGGGCCGGGAAGCTGGCGACGCAGGATTGGAATCAGATCGCAAACGCCATTCCCGGCGCGTCCGGGAAGATTCAGAAGGCGCTGCTCGACGCGGGCGCCTATACCGGGAATTTCCGCGACGCAATGGCCCAGGGCCAGATCAGCGCGCAGGAATTCAACGAAGCTCTGCTGAGCCTCGGCTTCGACGAGGTCGCAGCGAACGCGGCTCGCGATACGAGCCGTATCGAGAATGCTGCCGGTAACCTCCAGGCCACGATCATGGGCGGCGTGAAGGATCTCGTCGACTACATGAAGCCCACGATCACAGACCTGATGGGCTGGCTGTCGGACATGTTCTCGAACGCCTTCGGCTGGATCCAGGAGCACAAGGATCTGCTGGTCGCCCTTGGTGAGGGGATCGGCGTTGCGGTTGCCGCGTACTGGGGCTTCTCGGTCCTGACGACGGTCATCGAGTGGATCAAAAACACGACGCTCGTGCAGGAGGGGCTCAACGCCGCTATGGCTGCGAACCCTATCGGCTTGGCGGTCGTGGCTATCGGCGCGCTCGTCGCTGGCCTGATCTACCTGTACAACACGAACGAGGACGTCGCGAACGCGATCAACTCGCTCGGTGCCGGCATCGCGGAGTTCTGGACGAACAACGTCACGCCGATTATCGACGCTTTCGTCGATTATACGAAGAACACACTCATCCCGGGCATCGAGTCGGCCTGGGGCATCCTAACCACAGGCGACTACGACGGCAACCTCTTTGGCCTTGAGGAGGACTCGGCGCTCGTCGACTTCTTCTTCACGCTGAGGGACGCGCTCCTCACGGTCGGCGAGATCGCGTACACCGCGTGGACGGACAAGATCAAGCCGTCCCTTGAGGCGGCGTGGGAATGGATCAGCGGCACGCTGTGGCCGGGCCTCCAGAACTTCTGGTCAACCGTGCTGCAGCCCTTGTTTGAGGGGATCGGCTCGGGCCTGGCGCTCGCCTGGACCGCCGTCATCCGCCCGGCGCTCATGGGCATCTGGACGCTGATCTCCCGCGTGCTGTGGCCCGTCCTCAAGACACTCTGGGAGAACGTCGTCAAGCCCCTCTGGGAGGGCTTCGCATCGGCAGTCCAGTCAGCATGGGCCGTAATCTACCCAGCCATGCAGGCGCTCGCGGGTTTCTTCCGTGACACCCTGATGCCCGCGCTGTGGAGCTTCTGGCAGGACGTGGTCCAGCCGGTGTGGACGAACGTCTCGAACTTCATCCTCGCGGTGTGGGACAACGTCTTGTATCCGCTTTTCGACCTGCTCGTGACGGTGCTTTCGGGCACTGTCGGCACGGCCTTCCAGGGCCTGTGGACAATCGTCGTCACCGCCTGGAATGGGATCAGCTCGGCGATTCAGACGGTCTGGGGCATACTATCCCCGATATTCTCGGCGATCGGCAGCGCGATCTCATCGACGCTCGGCCCAACCTTCACGTGGCTGTACGACTCGGTCATCAAGCCGGTCTGGGACAAGATCTCGTCGGCGGTGCAGACAGCATCATCCGTCCTGATCGACGTCGTATTCCCGGCGATCAAGAACGCAATCGGCGGCATGAAAGAATCGTTCGAGTCTTTCCGCCAGTCGGTCGAGACCGTGTTCGAGAAGATCAAGGGCGCCGCCGCAAAGCCGATCAACTTCGTCATCACGACGGTCTACAGGGACGGCATTAAGGCCGCGTTCGATACGATCGCCGCGAAGGTCGGCCTCTCCGTCCGGCTCCCCGACGTGAAGGCCATTCCGGCCTACGCGACCGGCGGCGTGTTCTCCACCATGACGCCCGGATATTCTCCGGGCAAGGACATCTATCACTTCTACAGCCCGGACGGGGGCGGCGCGCTGCGCCTGTCTGGCGGCGAGGGCATCATCCGCCCCGACGCGCTGCGCGCTCTCGGCGGGAAGCCCTGGCTCGACAGAGTCAACGCCTCGCGCGGCTCCGGCCTCGCGACCGTCGGAGAGACCGGACGCCGCCGCGGCGAAGTCGCCTTCGCAGACGGTGGAATCTGGAACGCCGTCAAGGGCGGCTTCTCCGGCGCCCTGGACTGGGTCAAGGAAACCACGGAAGCAGTCGCTGAGATCGTCACCGACCCCGCAGCCGCAATCGCAAACCTGGTCATCAAGCCGGCGCGCGATCTGCTCTCCACCAAGGACGGCAGCTTCTGGGAGAGCGTGGCCTACGGCATCCCACCGATGCTATTCGACGGCCTGAAAAGCATGTTCACCTCGAAGGTGAACGAGTCCGGGCTCTCGGGCGGCGCGGGCCTCGTCGGCGCAGCCATGAAGGCAGTCCTCATGGGTGTACCTTACGTCTGGGGCGGATCAGCGATCCCGCCCGGCCTCGACTGCTCCGGCCTCGTCTACTGGGCCGCGCAGCAGCTCGGTCTTGGCTGGCCTCGCCTCACCGCTGCCGGATACCAGTCCGGCTCAACACCCGTCCCCTGGGGCTCCGCCACACCCGGCGACCTCCTCTACTGGGGATCGCCCGCCTGGCACGTCGCCATCTACGCCGGCAACGGCCAGATGATCGAAGAACCCAAGCCCGGCCTGAGTGCTCGCAAGACCGCGATCTGGGGCTCTCCCTCGGTCGGACGTTACGGCGGCGCACGCAAGTATGACCGTGGCGGATGGCTACCCGACGGAGTCACCGCAGCAGTCAATCAAACCGGCCAGCGCGAAGCGATCCTTACCGCCCGACAGTGGGCCGATGTCTCCGCGCTCGCGGCCAGCGGCGCGGGTGCGGGGGTCTCGCTGGAGGGTGCTCAGGTGAATCTGGTTCTCGATGACGGCGTGCAGTTCCGCGCGCACGTCGAGGGGATTAGTGCTGGCGTCCTGGCTCGTAGGAAGCAGCTTGCAGGAAGGAGCCGATAATGGCGCGCATAAACCTCTGTCCTAATCCCTCGTTCGCGTATGGCACGAATGGGTGGGCGAGGTATGCGCCGTCGTCGCTCCGTGTAGCGTCTGATCCTGCTGCGTGGGGCGGGTACGATCGACAGTCGCCAACCTATCTGGCTGTCGATGTGCCCGCTCAGTTGCAGGGGCAGGTCGCGACACCTGGCCTGGTTCCCGTTTCGGCGGGGCAGGCGCTGGCGGTGTCGGCGCTGGTGCGCACGAGTCCGGGTATCGGGCTCGCCGTCCGTGTCGAGTGGACGGTCGCGGGTCGCAGTCAGGTCGCGTCTGCGCCGCTGCTGCTGACGTCGAGTGCGGAGGGCGATCGCCCGACGTGGGTCCACGTCGCACCGGCAGGCGCCACGCAGGCTCGCGTGCGCTTTGAGGTCCATACCTCGGGCGTGCGCGACAATAAGCCCGGGTGGGTCCACCTGGACGACGTGATGATCGTCGCTGCGGCGACCGTCGAGGAGGCTGTCGCTGACGCGGCGACTTTCTTCGACGGCGATACGCCTCAGCGGCGGATCGGGTACACGCAGCGGGCGATCGCTCACCAGTGGACGGGCACGAAGGGCCTGTCTGCGTCGCGTGAGGTTGAGGGTGCGCTGGATATGACGCGCGCGCCGGTCGCGGTCGTCGAGGACGGCCAGGCCCCGCGCGTGCAGTTGGTGATCCCGGCGTCGCTCGCGCCTGCGGGCACGGCATGCTACGTCGAGGGCATCGCCTCGACGGGCTTCAAGTGGATCCCCCGCGCGGGCGTGTGGACGGGCACGGGAGAGCAGCGGGTGATCGGTGATTCTCTTGCACCGATCAACACTGAGTTCCGGTACCGGCTGACAACGTCTCGCGGCGTCGAGGTCGAGTCAACGCCGGTCGTGCGCCGCTGGCAGGGACTCTCGCTCATGACGGATACGGCGGGCAAGATGCCCGTGAATCTGCTCTGGCAGGGGACCGATCAGCGCGAGAAGAAGATGAGGGTCACCGAGCATGAGGTGCCCGGCAGGCCGACGCCTGTCATGGTGTACGCACCTACGATGGGTGCGGGCACCGTGTCGCTGACGGCTCGCACGAATCTCAAGGACACGCCCGCGCTCAAGCTCCTGCTGGGAACGCCGACACCAGTCGCCCTATTCCACAACCCCGAGCACTGCGTGCAGTGCAGGGCGGGCGTGTGCGACGTCGATCTAGTGACGCTCATGTCGCCGACAGGGGTCACGATGGAGCGCGCCGCCCGGATCGACATCGCGGAGCGCATCTGGGCGATCAAGGGGACGATCACGTCGCTGCCGCAGGCCGCGACGCTTCTCGCTCTCTCGACGTGGGCTGACTTTGACGGGCGCGCGCTCACGTGGCAGGCTCTCGATGCTCGCCGCCTCACGTGGGAGGGCTTCGACCGCACGATCTGGCAGGAGGAGCGATGAGCCTGACCGGCCCGGACGCGCACATCCCGGACGACCTCCTCTCATCTGCTTACACACTGCAGGCGACGGTAGAGTCGTGGCTCGGCGACGAGTATCTCGGTGAGGTGCCCGTCGAGGACGGCTCGGTCGCCTGGGACGCAACCCAGCAGGTGCAGGGCTCGCTCTCCCTCACGGTTCCGCGTGTCGGGTCCGCGAGTGAGGATGAGGACTGGCGGGACTGGGATCCGACGGACCCAACGCATCCGCTCGCTTGCTTCGGGCAGACGCTGCATGTCTCACTAACGATCGCTTCGGTGATTCCCGGCGGCGGCTGGTGGGATGTCCAGCTAGGCCACTTCCTCATCACGTCGGTCGATCCAGGCCCCTCTACCGTGAGGGTCACCGGGAAATCGCTGATGCACCGCCTTGAGGAGGACCGCCTCACGACGCCGCTCTCCCCCATGTGGAACGGCACGCTCGCATCCGAGATCCGGCGCCTGGTCGGCGGGCACATGGGCGTCGTGATTGACACCGGCCTCGTGGACCGATGGTGCCCCTCGATGACCTGGGGCGAGTCCCGTATCGACGCGGTGTACGAGATCGCGAAGGCTTGGCCGGCGTCGATCCGTGAGGGCGGCGACGGCATCCTGTACGTGACCCCGCCGGTCTCGCCGCCGGTCTCGCCGCCGAAGCTGCGGCTCACGGACGACCTGGACGGCACCGTCGTCGGAGTATCCTCTCAGGTCTCGCGCGACAAGGTGTATAACCGCGTCGTCGCGCGCGGACAGGACGGGCACGACGAGGGAGCACCCGCGTTCCAGGCGGTCGCAGATCAGACGACAGGCCCGATGCGAACCGACGGCCCCTACGGTGTCGTCCCTCGCTTCTTCTCCTCGCCTCTCATCACCTCGCAGGAACAGGCACGGAAAACAGCGGAGGCGATGCTCGCAGAGTCGATCCGCCGCAAAGTCAAAGTGCCCGTAGAGCACGCTCCGGACCCGCGTGTCGGCCTCGATCAGCCGATCGAGATCGTCACGCAGCCTGTCCTAGCGGCTGAGCCGAAAACCCTCTGGGGCCTCGTCACTGCATACGAAGTTCCCCTCACGTACAAAGGCACGCAGAAAACCGACGTGGAGGTGACGCTGTGACCGTCCGAGTGATGGACCTGATCTCCTCGACGCCGGATGATCTGCCGCCCCGGTACGGGTCGGACAGATCAACGACAGCGATCGCGCGGATTATCGACCTCGTCGAAGGCGGGCGACAGCTCATCGTCTCCCTGTACGGCGGCGCGGGCGTGCAGATCCCCGCGACCGCCGTCAACTGGCAAGGCGTGAAAACCGCGCACGTTCTCCTCGATCCGGACACGGGGCGCCCGGTACACGCGCTGGGGCCTGCCCCGTCCCCCGAAGGGCCGCTCCCAGCGGTCCCGAAAACACCAGAGCCTAAGCCCGTGGCCAGGCACGCGGTGCTCACGCCGCAGTGGATGGGCACCTGGACAACCGGCGGATGGTCGCGCTACGGCGACGGCGGCGCCTGGCAGGGAACCAACGCAGTAGGCCAGCGCCTCCGAGGCCTCGTCACCTACGGTCGCCAGCTCGAAGCCCTAGGAACGATCACGATCACTCGAGCGCTGCTCACCGTCCGGCCCGCGTCGCACGTCCCACCGTGGGCGCTCGTGATTCAGCCCGCCGCCTACTCGGAGTCTGGGCCGCAGCTGACAGGCGCGACGCAGACAATCAACGTCAACGCGCAGCAGGCGCAGGTCGACATTACGGCCCTGGCAAAGACCCTCAAAGCGGGCGCGGGCCTCGCTCTCGTCGGTACTGCCTACGGCGGCATCACCAAGGGCGGCGCAAGCGCAGCCCTACACCTCGACTACACCGAAATACTCCAAGTCAAACCCGCAGAAAGGCGCGCACAATGAGCTACCAGGACCAGCGCGGACACAAGGTGCCCTCCCCCGCCGATCCGGCCCGCCGCCAAGACCTCCTCGACCTCTCCCTCTCCATCCCCTCCTACAAGGCGTGCGCGTCCGAGACCGCCGCCTCCCAGTACGTCGCCGCGCTCGCGGGCGTGGGCCTCACAGCCTCCCCCGCTCAGCCCGTCTACGTCTGGAGAACCGACCTCAACGCTGTCCGTGTGTGGGATGGGCGCAGGTGGTCGGGTGAGTCGAATCTGCAGATGGAGCTGAGCGCGGTCGGCGACGTTCCTGTCGGGTCCGGCCTCAGCGTCGGTGTGCGCAATGGCCTCATCAAGGCAGGCAAGGTCGCAACCTCAGCGACCGAGGTGCAGTTCGGGAACCTCTATCTCGACAGCATCACCTTCCAGACGCCTTTCCCTAATGACTGTGTATCTGTAACGCTCACGCCGCTGTATGGAACCGGCTCGGCCCAGTGGACATTCAAGAACGCGCAGCAATTCTGTCTCGACTCGATGAGCCGCAACGGCTTCCGCGCGATGCTTCCGGGGGTCACGACCCCTGGCCGTCACGCCTATGCGTGGACCGCGATCGGCTACTGACACCCCCTGATCTTTCATGCCCTCGGACAAGCCCGTCCGGGGGCTTTCCCATACCCAAGAGGAGAAACCAATGGAACCGAATATCGAGCAGCTTATGGCGTCGATGACCCCCGCGACGGACACGCCGCCTGACGTCGTCGCACCGATCGTTATCCCCTACGAGAAGCCGGAGGGCACGCGATGAGCATGACCGCACAGAACGTCCTAGCCTGGGCAGCTGGCGAAATTGGATATACGCGCTGGGACGACCCCGAGGAGGGGTCGAAGTACGGGCGCTGGTACGCCAAGCGACACGGCGCGTACTACGGCACGTCCGGCGTGCCCTTCTGCGCTATGGGTGCGTCCTGGTGCGCGACAGACAATGAGGACAAGTCCGTCCTGCCCGGCGGCGACTTCGCTTACGTGCCGTATGGCATAAACGCCGCAGCCCGCGAGGGCAGGCTCGTCTCCCCGATGACTCAGGCCGCGCCTGGAGACTTGATTTGCTTCGACTGGGACGACGACGGGATCGCCGACCACGTCGGCATCGTTGAGGCCAATTATGGCGGCTGGGTCCAGACCATTGAATTCAACACCAGCTCGGGCGCTGCGGGATCTCAGAGCAACGGCGGCGGCGTGTGGCGCCGCACCCGCGACTGGGACTCCGTCTGCGCGGTCATCCGCCCGTACTACGGCGACGCGACCACGGCCTCGGGCTACACCGACGTTACGGCGCTGCAGGCTGCGGTCGGCGCGACCGCTGACAACATCGTCGGCCCCGACACGACGAAGCGCATTTACGCCGTCGTCGCCGCCTCCAGCTGGGGCGGCAGGCAGTTCCCGTTCGGCGTCGAGTACGTGCAGTCCGTGATCGGTACCGAGGCTGACGGAGTCTGGGGCGATGCCTCGGACGAGGCGCACGACCGCGTCGTCGGAAACCTTCAGCGCGCCGTCGGTGTCGATGACGACGAGATCTACGGCCCGGCCACCAACCAGGCGATTAACGCCGCGCTCGCGGGCGCGGAGAAGGGGGAATGACGATGAATGATCTGCTTCTCGGGCTCCACACTGACCCGTTTCTGACGACGGTCGTCGTCGGCCTGGTGTGGCCGATGGTACAGGCCGCGCTCGACCGTCCGTACTGGACGCCGGCACGCCGTAAGGTGCTGCTGGCCGTCGTCGCGGTCATCGTCTCGCTGGCCGTCTGGGTGTCCGGAACGTATCCGGCGACCTGGCGACTTCTCATTGCCCAGGCCGGCGTTTTCCTGGGCATCGCCTGGTCTGTGTTCCAGGTGCTCTCGGCGGTGCGTATTAACGGCGTGACACTGATTGACTGGGTCGGCGCTGTGACTCCCGGCGGCGAGTCCGTCGAGGAGGTTCGCGCTGCCGCTGCTGCTGTCCCTTCGACCCGGGTAGTTGACGGGGCCGAGCTGGCCAGCCGTGACTGAGCTTCTAGCGGATCCGAAAGTGACAGACGCGCTCGCCGCGCTCGTCGTCGCGGTCCTCGTTGCGATGACGGGCATCGTCGCCCTGGCCGCAAGCCAGGTGCGCCGCTGGATGGACGCGAAATTCGCGCACGTCCTCGCGGGCGTCGAGGAAGCCAGAGCAGCCGCCCGCTCGGCGGACGCGCAGGTCTCCAACGATCACGACACCAACATCAGGGATGACTTGGACCGCGCGATCGAGACCGTCCACGCTGTCTCGGACCAGATCGGTGAGCTGACCGGACACGTCGGCACGCTCGCCGATCAGCTGAACCGCGTCGAGACGACGCTCACCAATCACGGGAAGAGTCTCGAAGCGGTGGAGTCTCGCGTCGGCAGGATCGACGAGCGCGGCGGTCGTATGGCCGAGGAGATCCACGATGAGCGCGTCGCTCGTGAGGCGGCGCAGCGGACAATCGATGAGCACTCGCACGACGCGCACGCGCGCCTTCACGAGCGACTCGACAAACTCGAAGAGAGGATGAACGAACAGTGACCACGACTATTTCGGGCACTGTCGGCAGGCTTGACGGCGCTCCCGAGCCGCAGGCCTACATCGTCGCTACGCTCGCGGGGACAGGTGAGAATCTCGCTGTCCTCGCGGGCGGGCCGGTGGCCCGGCAGGCCGACGTGAGGGGGCAGATAGTCCTCCCGCTTGACATCCGCACGGAGACGCAGGTGCATCTGCGTCTCGCGATCCCTGGTCGCACGCTTCGCGAGGCGACCGTGTCCCTGCGCCCATCGGTTGCTTACGATCTGGCGCAGGTTTTCTCCGGCGCCGCGTCGCCGACCCCGTCTCCCGCGCCTGTCCCTGGTATGGGCGGCGTCGAGATCTCCGGCGACGGAGATACCCTCACCCTGGACGGAACGCTCTACGGCGACCTATACGATACACTCTAGATCGGAGACTGACCTATGGCAGCTCGACCGACGCTCTACACGAAGCAGGGCACCGATAAGGCGATCGCGCGAGCGGTCGCACCGCTCGCAACAAAGTCGGAGCTCTCCGGCTATGCGACGAAGGGCGACGTCGCGACCGCCGCCGCAGGCGGCAGAGTGGACCTCACCGACTACGCGAAGAAGGCAGAGCTGCGGGGCCTCGCGACCCGCGAGGAACTGTCCGGCTACGCGACCACTCGCCAGGTCGCCGACCTCGCCTCCCGCGCCGACCTCACGGCCTACGCGACGAAGGATGAGATCGTCGGCGTCGCCAAGCGCTCCGACCTGACCGGCCTCGCCACGAAGGCCGAGCTCTCCGGCTATGCGACGAAGGGCGACGTCGCAGGCGTCGCGCACACCTCCGACCTGACCGGCCTTGCTACCAAGGCTGAGCTGCAGGCCGCGCTAACAGGCGTCGGCATCACCGTCGTCGCAAACGAGGCCGAAGCGCAGCGCCTGCCAGACGGCGCGCTCTACTTCCTCGCTGCCGCAGCTTCACCAGCGCAGCCGCCGACCCCGACGCCCGGCCCCGCGCCAGCCGCCGGCCCCGCCGTCGTCGGCCACGCCTCGGGCTCCGTTGTCGGCCAGACCATCACCGTAAAGGTCGACGGCAAGGCAGGCGACAAGGTCATCCTGGGTATCAACGAGAAGGCGCAGGGCACGCGCGCGGCCGCGAACCTCCCGCAGGGCTGGACGACGCTCGTCGATCCGTACTGGGTCGGTACGATGAGCGCGACTATCATCACCGGTCCCTGGGCGCCGACGGTCACGGTCACGATGTCGCAGAACGCCGAGATTGGATGGGCCGCAGCCGCAGTACGCGGAGCCTCCCGCATCGAGGCCGGCACCGTCAAGAAACGTCAGGCCGAGCCGGTCGAGACTAAGACTTGCACGGCGCCCGCGCTCGCGGGCGCGGGTCTCGCGCTCGGCTTCACTTTCGAGCGCACGAGTGCGGGCGAAACTTCGGACCAGGTCACGGTCTCGGAGGGCTGGGAGAAGTTACAATTTGCGGCGCAGGACGGTCTGAATTATCAGACGGTGACGCTTGCAAAGCGAACTGCAGGCTCCCCCGCCGACCTCGTCGTGACCTACCCGAACGTCCAAGGGAGTAACGGGATCGGTGTCCAGGTGGTCGCCCGTGGCTGAGCTGACGATCTATCGCCGTCGTCGCAACGGTGGTGACGTGCCCGGGGTCGTGCGTCGCCGTCGTCGCGACGGAGGGGATCTTCTCCTGCGTCGACGTGAGGCGACGACTCCGGTCACGCCCGCCGCGACGGACGTCGTCGAGCACTTCCTCAAGCAGAGGCCCTTCTATATCGCCCATAGGATGAGCGGCACGGAATATCCGGAGTTCACGCAGCGGGGTCTTGATGCCTCGCTGCGTGCTGGCTTCAAGGCGCTGGAGATCTCCGTCCGGCTCTGCGCTCGGGGGCCGCACGGAGAGCCTGCCGAGTTTGTCGCGATCCATGACTGGAAAACGACTCGCACGGTCCCGGGGACGGATCTGCCGATCTGGTCTACTCCCTGGAGCACGCTGCGGACTCTGCAGCAGGGCACGGGGCCGTTTATGCGGCTTCGGGATATCGTCGATCAGATTCCCGATGATGTCGTCCTGGCGATCGACCACAAGACGACCTCGTCTGAGGATCAGCGGAACGCTGCTGATCTGAAGGCTGAGGAGCAGCTCTTCGAGTACCTGGACACCGCTTTCGGGGGGCATCCCGAGCGTCGCGTGATCTGGAAAGTTTTTGCGAAGGGGACGAGCGCGGCGCGCGCGAAAGCGCGCGGCTATCGCACTATGGCGATGCTGTATCCCGCCGAAGTCCCCGCGGCGAACCTGCAGCAGTGGGATGTGATCGGCATGGAGTGGTCCGCGAGCGCGGACGTGTGGAATCGCATCAACGCGTCCGGGCGTCCGACGATCGCGCACATCATTACGAACGAAGGTCAAGCGCGTACGGCGTTCGATAAGGGGGCGTCCGGCCTTATGGCATCGTTCCCGTCTCGCGTGCATCCGTAGCCGATGCAGAAGGCCCCACCGCCAGTTTTGGGCGGTGGGGCCTTCCCTTGTTGTCAGGCCTTGGCGGGGGCTGTCACTCCGATTCCGGGATCGAAATCCCAGTGGTAGCTGGAGCAGTCGCAGTTCGCGAGCCAGTAGTTGAACTCTGAGTCGAGGCTGAGGAGGAAGCCTCGACGAATCATCTTGATGATCCACTTGAAGTCGTCAAGCGTGACGATCTCTCGCGGTGTCGGGTAGAAGTGGATCGACATCGGATCGGCTTCGTCGCCGTAGGCGCGGGCGATTTCGCGGCCGTCGTAGCTGATAGCGACGAAGAACTCCTCCGTGGGGCGGGCAGGGCCGTTGAATGCCCAGCCGGGGCAGCCGGGGATATCGACGGTGTCGCAGCTGGTCCATGCCTTGGTGGCGGCTTCATTGAATGCTTGGGTGGCGGCGTAGAGGTCCATGGTTTCTGTCTCCTTCTTTGAGGGTCGGGGGGCTCGTCCCTCCCGATGCATTAACTATACATCGTGCGCGATGCATAGCGCAAGTTGGAATAACTGTATTGTGCGCTACTTTTCGATGTCGGTGCGGGCACCGCGTCCGGGGCGATCGCGCTGCCATTCATCGATTGTCTCGGGAGCCCAGCCGCGCAGGGGACCGGAGGGGGTAGAGATGATGACGTCAGGCGCGGGCATGAGGCCGCGCAGGATGTATGAGCGGATCGTGGGGACAGCGAGGCCGAGGCGTTCTGCGACAGCAGCCGTTCCGAGGTACTCGGTAGTCATGATTCTTGTCCTCAGTCGTAGGGGGTGACGATCTGGACGGGGATGCCCTGATCGGAGAGGAGCTGGTATGCGCGCCCGACGCAGGCACGGTACGAGGGTAGGGGGAGCCGCATTGCCCATCGCGTGCTCTGACGATAGGTGAGAATGTCCTGGTACGCAATGAGCGCTGTCGGCAGCGCCCGCACGCCCTCGTTCTCGTCGTCCACGCTCTCGATGAGCTCGTCGACGCAGTCGAGGGCCGCATCTTCGATCTCGCCGAGGAGCATGTGAATGCTGATCGGATCCCTTGGTTCACTCTTACCGATTTCCCAGGAGCGGATAACGCCCTCGTTGACGTCCAGGAGGACGCCGAGGTCAGCGCGGGAGAGGCCGAGGGCCTCTCTTCGACATCTCAGTCCGGCGGGTGTGAGTGGTTCGGTCAATTCTCCTCCTACGGGTTGACCCCCGCGCCGGCGGTTTCGGGCGCGGGGGCCTTGGTTTGCTGGTCAGCCCTCGGCCAGCCAGGCGTTCGTCTCGGCGACGAACTGGGCGACGGCGGCGGCAACCTCGGGGTCGGGGGTGCGTTCGGCGGGGCCACGGTAGCCGCCCCAGATTTCGGCGGGCCACTCGACACGGGGGATGTACTGCTCGATGAGCGGCCATTCCTGGGTGTTGTTGGTCGAGGCACTGCCGCCCGGCAGGGAGGAGTCGAAGATCAGCAAGCTAATCTTGATCTCGTCCTGGTAATCGCCGTAGATGACGGCACGGGCGCCGTTGTCGAGGTCGGCGGCAATGAGGGCGTTGTCGCCGTCGAAACGCTCTGCCTTGGTCCAGTTTGCGGTGGTCATTTCAGTGTCTCCTTCTTTGAGGGTCGGGGGGCTCGTCCCTCCCGATGCATTAACTATACATCGCACGCGACGCATAGTGCAACCTGGAATGAATGTGATCTACAAAACAATAGCACTCAGATAAGGACGTGCGAGTCCATACGCGAAGTCAAGGCCGCGTCGCGCTCGCGGGTCGCATGCTGATAACGGAGAGCGACGTCAACGTCGCTGTGCCCGCCACGATGAAGCAGCTCAGCAAGCGTCGCGCCCTGCTGTGCGAAGATCGTGAGGCCAGTGTGTCGCAGATCGTGGAACTTGAACCACGGGATACCCGCATCATCGCGGGCGCGCTCCCAGGCCCCGCGCAGGCTATTAGGATGCAGGGGCAGGCGCGGAGATCGCTCGGAGGATAGGAGCCAGGACGTGCCCGCAGGCGCGACATAGGAATCGAGGTGCGCGCGCAGCTCTGGGACCAGCGACGCGGGGATGACGATCTCGCGCACGCCGGCGGCACTCTTCGGGGGAAGCTCGACCGGCCCCTCCCCTGCTAGATACTGCACCTGTCGCTCGATCCGGAGAGTCGCAGGCGTGGAGTCGAGATCAAGATCGCGGCGCTGCAAGCCAGTCAGTTCACCGAGCCTGGTCTGGCACCATGCAGCGAGCAGGACGGCGATGCGCAGGCGCGCGGGCATTGCATCTGCGGCGGCGCGAACTTCCTCGGGGGTCGCGACCTGCCGCTCGCGCTCGCGGACGGGACGGTGCTTCTGACCCTCGGGAACCTTGCACGGGCTCGCCTCGATGAGGCCGCTCTTAACCGCGGCGTTCATGCAAACCGAGAGTGTCATATAGATCGGACGCGTGACGCCCGGCCCCTTCGCATCCCAGACGTGCTGGTACCATGCGTCAACATCCTCGACACTGATCGCCCCGAGCGGCTTCGCGCCGAAAACCGGGACGAGCTGCCTCATCCGATAGGTGTGAGTCTGAATAGTCTGCGGTGTGCGACCCAGTCGCTCGAGCGACGCGAGCCAGCGGTCCGACCATGCCGCGAAAGTGATAGCCGCGCGCTCGGCGGCGACCTCCTGCGCGCGATCGCGCTCGCGGGCTTCTTTGGGGCTGGTCCAGGTACCCTCGCTGATCTCGGCTTCGACGTGTGCGAGGAAAGCGCTTGCGTCGGTCTTGCGGATGAATGAGCGCCCGGCGGTGTACTTGCCGCCGTCGGGGCCTGTGTAGCGGACCTCGAAGCGTCCGCTGCGGGCTTTCCGGATCGAGCCGAAGGCTCTGCGTCCGCTCATGTCTGCCTCCTCGGTAGGGAAATGGCGCAGCATCTTATTCCACAGGATGCGCCACCCGTGCGCCACTAGCAATGCTACACCCTGCGACATCCTGACATATGGGAGAGGGAGGGACGAGGGCGCGAAAACCGCGCGAGGGCAATGAAAACCCCGGAATCTCAATGAGATTCCGGGGTGTGTGTGGAGATGGGGGGAATCGAAACGGATGCCCCTAATCACAACGGAAAGTGCATGCGCCGCCTCATGCGCGCCACTACAGCGCCACAGAGTTTAGCGGAATATGCGGCCCCAACCGCCAGGCTTCGGGGCGGGCTGCTGAGGCGCGCCGGGCCGAGCGACCGGCACAGCAGGCGGCACTGGCGCGGGCTGGGACTGTGCGGCCTTCACGGCGGCGCGCGTGTGCGCGACAAATCGCATGAGCCCGTCGACGGCTTTGCGCTCGAAATGGAGAGTCAGCAGGGCGCTGCGGGTTTCGATCATGAGCCACTTGTCACCGCCGCTCTTTTTCTTCGCAGCAAGCGCGAAGATACCGAGCGCGACGAGGCGCGTCGCAGTCACGCGCGCCTGCGCCGCTTCGCCGTCCTCGACCTCGATACTGACGACGTCGGTCAGCGGGATGCGCTGGATTGGTTCGCCGCGCCGCTTCGAGTCGTAGAGCAGCTCGGTGTCGGTGCAGATGATCTCCGCAGGATCGGATGAGTAGAGCCGGAAGGCTCCTTTGGGTCGGTGCATAGCTCCTCCTTTGAGCGCGGCCTGCCTTATGGACAGCGTACAGCTCGCGCGAGGACGTGGAGGCTATTCCGGAGAGGCTTCGTCCGCGAGGCGCTGCTCCGCCTCGGCAGCTACATCGGCGCCGCTGACTCCGAGGGCTGCGCACATCGCGCCGAAGTCGCTCATCGTGCAAACCGTGTCGCCAGCAAAGATCTTGTAGCAGCGCGCGCGAGTGATGCCGGCGCGCTCAGCGAGGCGGTCGATAGTGAGGTCCAGACTTTGCAGACGCTCCTTGAGTACAGCTAAGACAGCGCGTTCAAAGGGACTCGATTTAAGAGATCTGCTTCCCATGAGGTAAGCATATCTACTTTTGTAGACCCATGTCACATGAAAACGAGTTGCAAAATCTCTATTTGTAGACTTATATAGTAGTCATTGGTCTACAAATGTAGAAAGGAACCATGAGATGACGGTCGCAGCCGTAATCAAGGGCATGGCCCGTGAGCAGGGCGTATCGCAGACGGAGCTTGCTGCTCGCGCTCGCATGAGCCGCGCAAGCCTGTCTCTCAAGCTCAACGAGCGCCGAGATCTGACCTTGCCAGAGGTTGAGCGCCTCGCAGCAGTGCTCGGAACCTCCGTCCGCGAGCTCCTCGACCGAGTCGAGCGCACCACTGAGACCGCGCCTGCAGCCGAGAAATCGCGAGGCTACGCGATCGCCGATAAGGCGACCGGCGTCGTGGTCCTCCAGGCCTCGCACGGCAGCATCTACGACGAGGATGTCCCGGCATGAGCGCCGTCGTCGCGGTGACCATCGGCCTGATTCTCGCGGTCGCCGCAATACCTGTCATCGTATGCGTCGTATACCTCACGGGTATCTACGCAGGGGATGCGCTCGACCGCCTCGTTTGTATGGGCCTAGACGCGGGTGATCGGATCGCCGAAATGATCGATGGGGAGGTGCCCGGGAAATGACCGCCGCTGCACCGTTCGCGCCGGAGCGCTGGTACTCCGCGCAGCAGGTCCAGGAAACCCTCAGCCTCTCCCGCTCAACCGTCGAGCGCCTCGGAGTCGAAGGCAAGGTCGCCGCAATCAAGATCGGCCGATCTGTCCGATACAGCGGCGACGACCTCAACCGCCAGTGCCAGAGCCTCGGCTCCGGCCTCGCCGAAAAGAAGAGCTCCCAGCGGTAGAAGCGCTGGGAGCGGCAGAACCCCTAGAGAAAGAAGGAAGATTCCATGAACCAGAATACCACACACCGCCGCCACCTGCGGCCCTGGCGGACCCTCATCGGAGGCGCGTCACTCGCCGCCGCCCTCACCCTCGGTTTCGCGATGCGGGGCCTTGACAACCCCGACGGCCTGCCCGAGTGGACCTTCTTCCCCGCCATCGGACTCCTCGCGCTCGCGGTTTGCTTGATCCGCGCGGACTGGAAGGCGGGCAGACTGTGAGCGCCTCGGTCATCTTCGTCGTCATTGTCCTCCTCTTCGTCGGCTGCGGACTGCTGACCTGGATCGCCGTTCGAGGCGCATCGCGCGCAGCCTCCATCGAGGAGATCGCCGCCCGCATGCAGCGCTCCGCGTCGAAGGCCAGGGCGAAGGGCACGACGTTGCTCGAACGTCACGTCGGCTTCGATTACTACGACGTGGATGGCGAGGCGCCGCTGCCTCATCTGATCTGCCTGGCGACGCAGGACGTGGTCATGGAGGCAGAGCTCAACAACTGTTACGCGCTGGATACGCCGAAGATCGCGGTCGATCTCGACCGTCATCAGATCCACGTCACCCTCGAAGTTCTCCGGCTCGACGGCCCGCGCATGGACGTGCGCGCCTGACAACCTCAGACCTACTGCAAACCCCACGAAACAAAGGAAAACCAATGAACGCCAAATACTGGGCGGCGGGAGCTGCCCTCACCATCGCGGCCCTAGCGCTGCCCTACGGCGCCGCATACGCCGCCGCCGAGGCCGCGCCAGCCATGACCGCGCAGGTCACGAAGGCGACATCATCCTCCCGTCAGACCTCGTCCGAGGTCGCAGTCGAGGGCACCTGGTCAACGCCGAAGCTCACAGTTGGCCAGCACTTCACCGTCGCCAGCAAGGACGGCGGCTTCAAGTGGCTGGCCAGCTTCCCGTTCGTCCTCGACGACGGGACCAAGATCGGCGACTGCGAGGCCAACGAGGCGACGCTGACCTGCACGGTCGACGAAGTCCCCGCGTCCTACGCGGACAAGACCGACGTGACCGGAAACTTCCATGCCCGCGCGCGTCTCTCGGACGCCGCAGTCGGCACCGAGGATACACAGATCGTCGTGAACGGCGAAGTCACGCGCACGCTCGTCTGGGGCGACCGCGACGGCTCGGGCACCTGCACGAACGATTGCTCGTCGCCCGCGCACTTCGAGTACGCCGCGCCCGAAACGATTAAATTCGGGTGGACCAATCCCGACAAGTCGATCAGCTGGGGCATCAAGTGGGCCGTCGAAGCTGGCAAGACCTACACGCTGACGGACGAGACGAACGCTCTCCCGAAGGCCGTGAAGTGCAGTAGCGGTCCGACCTGGGATCCGGCGACTACGACCTGGACCGACGGCACGCTCGACGAGGCCGCGCACACGCTGACGTTCACGCCGCCCGCAGGCTCGCTGGTCTGCATCGTGTACCCGGCTACGTCCCCGCACGTCGAGGGCCAGGGCACCTACACCAACCGCGCGACGATCAACGGCAAGAGCCTTGAGGCAACCGCGACGATCAAGGCCTCGGGCGGCACCGACGGCGACGGCAAGACCAAGCCGAAGCCGACCCCGGTCCCAGTCCCCACGCCTGACCCGAGCATGCCGACACCCGCGCCGGTCCCGTCTCCTCTCCCGAAGCCGTCGCCGAAGCCGACCCCGGCCCCGGTTCCGACTCCATCGGATGAGCCGCAGTCTGCGCCGACCCCGACGCCTACTCCTACGACCGCGCCGACGCCGGGCACGGTGAAGCCCGCGCCGAAGCATGAGGCCGTGCCGGCTACTGCTCCGGCCCCGCAGGAGCGCCTCGCCAAGACTGGCGCGACCTCCAGCGGACTTTTGCTGATGATCGGCGCGATCCTGGGCGGCGCAGGCGCTGGCCTGCTCCTCCTCCGACTTCTTGAAGGCCCCGCGAGCAAGAAGGGAGAAAAGCTGTGAAGTTCGAGAAGGCACTCGAAAACCCGGTAACGCTCACCCTCGAAGCAGCCGACGTTTTCTACCTGCGCGATTTCCTGTACGAGGAGAGCATCAGTGCCGAGGTCGATTTCGACAACGTCGAGACCCTGCACAACGACAGAGCTCGCCAAGCAGCGAAGATGACCCTCAGCCGCGAGCACACGAAGATGACGAAGATCATCGACGCCCTGGACGCAACCCTGGACGCAACCGAGGGTCGCGTTGTCGTCGCAAAGAAGATCGCGTCCATGACCGACCCCATGCAGGCCGCTGATGAAGTCGGTACCTCGACGGAGGAGGGGAAGTGATGACTCGATACATCGCGGTCTATCTCGACACCGCTCAGGTGCAAGCGCTGCGAGACGACGCTCAGGAAACGGTCCTCGCCGCTGATGAGGATCTGGAGGTCACGAAGCAGATCAACGACCTGACCGCCCGCCGTCTCGCTCGCGAAGCGATCGACAAGAAGCGCGACCTGTACCTCGAGATCGTCGGAAAGCTCCAGGAAGCATCCGAGCGCCTCAACGTCGGTGAGGGCGACTACATCGACGAATGAGCACACTCCCCGATGAGCGCGGCCAACGGGGAGGCCACCCGCCACCAAGAAAACGAGGCGGGACAGGCTAAAGATCGCGCAGCCCGACTAGCAGACTCCCGGGTGCAAGTCCCGGGCGGGCACGAAGCCCGCGCCACGAGCGTAGGGCAAAACACCCCTAGAGAAGGACCAAAGATGACCACCATCAACGAGATCAAGGACCGGCTGGACGCCGTTGCGTTCGCTGGGCGCAGCTACGCCGGAGCCGACCGCGCCGCGATCGCGAAGGCCTACACAGACGCTGTCACCGCGTTCGACCAGAACGCAGCCGTGGATATGGTGTACCTGCTCGACCGTGTCGAGGAGCTGCAGGACGCGATCGCCGTCGCAGCTTCGGACCTCGCCGACGTAGCAAGCTACGTCGCCGCCAGGTACGCCGGCACACCCGACGAAGCCAGCGAAATCCGCCTAGCAATCGGCGAACCAATCGACGCCCTAGTCAACGTCTCACAGGGCACACCGATCACACCCGAGGAGGCCGGGGAATGAGCGGCGCCGGCCTCCTCAGCATCGAGTGGGAGATCGCCGACCAGCATCTCCCCATGCCTCATATCGTCGCGACGGCCTGCGCCGCGTTCGTCGAGGAAGCAGAACGCCGCGGACTCGTCATCCGCTCCGGACCCTCACCTTCCGTCCTGCACGAGCTCCGGATCGTGCGAGTCACCGGCAAGGTCACCCGCCAGGACGACGAAACCCCCGAGCCGCAGCCACCACACACACTGCGACGCTGCCCCGCCTGCGGCGTACACATCTACGACCTCACCGACATCGAAGGAGCCGAGCAATGATCGAAATCAAGCAGGCGCGCAACGTCCCCGGCTTCCGCTTCTGCCCTGTCTGCCGCACGCGCCTCGCGCCGAAAGGCTCGAACGTCCGTGTCACAATCGACGCCGAAAACGAAGCCACCGCAATCGAGCACATCACGCACAAAGCCTGCGCACAAACCGTCATCGCCTTCACCCGCGATCGCGGCTACACGCCTGCCGAGCTCGCGGAGGTCGGCATCTGGGCTGAGGAGCAGCGATGAGGCTCCCAATCAGGATTCAGCGCCGCCGCGCTCGCGGCTGGCGTATGCCCGCGCATACGAAGTATGTGGGCAGGGGGAGCCTGTACGGGAACCCTTACCGAGTCGCCCGGTCGGCGCGTGAGCTTGAAGAGGGCGGCGAGCTTGTTGTCGCATCGGCGGATGAGGCTGTCGCTCGGTATCGCGAGTGGATCGAGCAGACGCGAGAAGGTCGGTTCGTAGCGTCGTGCGCAGCCCGGAATTTGTGGGGCTTGGACCTGGCTTGCTGGTGCAAGCTCGATCAGCCTTGCCATGCAGATGTGCTCTTGGAGATCGCGAACCCGCGCGGTGAGCGCGAGTTCGAGAACCGCTATTACAGGATGTGGGACCGAGACGAGGCCGAAGAATGACAACTATCGGCAGTCTCTTTACTGGCTACGGCGGTCTAGATATGGCGGTCCGCATGGCGCTTGATCCGGATGCGCGCGTCGCATGGACGAGCGACGTCGAACCCGGGCCGTGCAGGCTTGCTGAGATGCGCTGGCCGGGTGTCCCGAACCTCGGGGACATCACGCAGGTCGATTGGTCGCAAGTTGAGCCGGTCGACATTATCTGCGGCGGATCGCCCTGCCAGGATCTGAGCCTCGCTGGTCGCCGTGCGGGCATGGCCTCGGGGACGAGATCGGGCCTGTGGGAGTCGATGTTCACGGCAATTAAGACGCTGCGCCCGCGTCTGGTCGTATGGGAAAACGTGCGAGGGAGTTTGACAAGTGGAGCCTACAGTCTGGTGGAATCAGAACAGGGACTGCTGGGAGACCGAGCAGATGGACCTGTTCTCCGAGCAACCGGTCGTGTGGTCGGAGATCTGGCCGGCATCGGGTATGACTCGCAATGGTGCGTTGTCCGTGCTTCCGACGTCGGTGCCCCTCATCAGCGAGAGCGACTTTTCCTTACTAGCCACTCCGCAGGCGAACCTTGGCAGCTGCGGGGGCTCGCAGACACCGGAGAAGCGGCGGGCCGGGGGACACTCGGTGAGTCTCGCGGATCAGATCGAGCACCTGGTGCCCTGATCCCGACGCCGACCGCGTCGGACCACAAGGCCGGGCGCCACCAGGCGGGGACGGGAATGAGCCTGTCCCAGGCGGTGCAGATGCTGCCGACGCCGGTCGCGCAGCCCTCGGGCAACTCTCCCGAGGAGCACCTGCGCAAAAAGCCAGGCCGCATACAGGTCACAGACCTAGCGATCCTCGTTGAGAACGGACTGCTGGCAACGGGAGGACTCCTACCGACTCCGCAGGCGACGAACGCGACGGCATCCTCGACCGGCTACGGATCGAACCTGCATGAGGTGGCAAGAGGGATGAAGCCCGGCATCTTCGGCGTCTATGGGCAAGCGATTGCCAGGTGGGAGCGGGTGCTCGGACGTGAGGCTCCAGCTCCGACTGTCCCGCCGACACGCGAGGGGGGGGCGAGCACGGCTCTCGACTCGCTTCGTCGAGTGGCTCATGGGGTTGGAGGACGGGCACGTGACCGGAGCAGACCTCGGGCTGACGCGAGAGCAGCAGCTCCGGCTCCTCGGAAATGGCGTCGTCCCGCAGCAGGGTGCCGCCGCTATCTATCAGCTCACCAGGATCGCCCTTAAGGAGGCAGCATGAGCAACCTCGACCCGTTGAAGGATCTCGTCGGGGTCAAGAACTTTCAGGAGCGCGCGATCGTCCGCGCGGTCCGTCTGACCCGTGAGAACGCCGATGAGATCGCCCTTCGCGCACGGATGCGCGTGAACCTCACGCCCGAGGGGAAGGTGATGCTGTGCGGGCACAACTTCGTGATTTGGGCGTTGGAGGGCGACGTGATCTTCGCCCGGCCAGGAACCATGAGGCTCTCAGTCAGGACCGAGGAGGACTTCCTCGCCTGGTACACGCAGCCGGGCGAGCAGCTCACGGAGGAGGATCTGGGATGAGTGCGCAGCTGGTGTGGGAGTCGAGAGTGCTGCCGTTGACGCGCAGCAAGCTCATCACCGCAAACGACAAATCGCACTGGGCCGCACGCGCGCGGCTCACGAAGCAGATCCGCCAGTGGGGCTACCTGCTCGGTCGTGAAGGCGAGGGAGTCGCGCACCTCGGACTGACGCACGCTCGCGTCGAGATGGAATTCGCGTATCCGGATCGTCGCCGCCGTGACCGCAGCAACCTCGCGCCGACGGTGAAAGCCCTCATGGACGGCCTGATCGATGCCGGGCTGCTGCCCGATGACGCGGACCGCTTCCTCGACGGCCCGCACACGGTCATCGCGGAGCGCCTAGCGGGCAAGCACCTGAACATCCCGATGTATGAGGTCCGCATCCGCGTGTACGCGGACACAGATAAGAAAGAGAGCAAGTAATGGCCGGAGAAACCGTCATCACTGTCATCGGTAACCTGACTGCTGACCCCGAACTGCGTTGGACGCAGTCTGGCGCCGCAGTCGCAGACTTCACCGTCGCGTCGACCCCGAGAACCTACGACCGTAACGCCGGCGAATGGCGCGACGGCGACACCCTCTTCATACGCTGCTCCGTGTGGCGCGAAGCCGCTGAGAACGTCGCCGAGTCGCTGCGCAAGGGTATGCGCGTCATCGTTCAGGGTCGCCTCACCCAGCGCTCGTATGACACCCAGCAGGGCGAGCGCCGCACGGTAGTTGAGCTGCAGGTCGACGAGGTCGGCCCCTCCCTGCGCCGCGCACGCGCACAGGTCACCCGCGTTCAGGCACAGGCCGCGAGCGCACCGTCCGCGAGCGCGTCGGCCTCTGGCGGTGCGGCTGGGTGGGGGCAGGAGACTCCGCAGCATGACCCGTGGGGTGAGCCTGGCGGGTCGGCGTTCGGGTCTGAGCCGCCGTTCTGATGGAGCGCTATTGCCCGGACTGCGGCGAGGTTCTCGCTGCAGGGCACGCGCGCTGTAGGCTGTGCTTCCGCAGGTTTGAGGCTGAGTATCAGAGGAAAACCGAGCGCGACTGGATGCGGCGCAACTTCCCGGAGTTCCGACCCCGGGACTTGTTCCCGGAGGACGGCTGGGAGCAGACGGAGATCAAGACAACAAGTATGAAGGAGGGCGAGTAATGGCCTGGGTACGAGTCGGCGACGAAGCGCTGAGCCACCCAAAGCTCATGAGCTTGTACGACATCGAGGGCGCGGAGGACATCTCGATCATCGAGATGTTCGGCTTCCTCATGGCGTTAGCGACCTACTCGGCCAAACACCTAACAGACGGAATCATCGAGAGGGGCGCGGCCTTCCGCGACGGCGAGCGCTCGCGGGTTGTGCGCCTCATCGATGCGGCGGTGGCCGCAGAACTGCTCACGTGGGTTGAGGTGGACGGCGCGAAAAAACTGCGCCTGTTCACGGACGAGGAGTTTATTCACGTCCAGCCCCGCGAAGAGGTTATGCGGCGCCGCGCCAGGTCGCGGGAGAACCGCGACAAGGACAAGAAAGCTGCTGTGATCTTCCGCGACGGCGACCAGTGCCGTTACTGCGGCAAGCTCGTGCGCTGGACCGGCCCGATCGGCAACAACTTCGGCACGCTCGATCACGTCGATCCGGACTCTCTGGGGGACGCCCCAGTCGAGGGTCTCGTGGTCGCATGCCACGAGTGCAATTCCTCGCGCGGTCACGCGCGCGAAGCGTTCGACGCGGCCTCGCCGCTGCGTCCTGTCCCGTCCGTCCCCTATTACGGAGTGTGGTCGGCTGAGTTCCTGACCAGGTGCGGATATGAAGCCGTGCCGTCCGTGGATCCGGGTACACCCGTTGACCCCGCCTCAGAGACGCCCGCGAGGGGCGTTCTCCCGGGCCGAGGGTCCGGGGCACCCGTTGACCCCGGGCGCGGCTCCAGCGGCCCCACAGAGGCCGCTGTGCGTGACCCCGGTGCATCCGAGAGATGCACGTCCGAGGGTCCGCGTATTCGACCTAGTTCGGACTCAAGTCCGAACCATAGTCCGACGTCGAAGGGTATCAAGCCGAATACTCTCGGGTCGGGTAGGGACGGGACGGGACGGGCAGGCCAGGGAAGGGCAGGCACGGGCCAGGCCGGGAAGGGCCAGGCCGGGCACCCGCGCACACCTCAGCAGCAACAATCAAGTAAGCGGAACCGTAGAAGGAGAAGAAGGTGAACCACGAGAAGGAAGAGCTGAGGGGCAAAGTAGAAGATGCACTCTCAGCACTGGTACAGGCAGGGCACGGAGACCAAGCAGTGACCGGGGCGTGGGTGGTCTGCGCTGAGGTCATGGTCCCCGGCAAAGAAGAGGTGACTGTCTTTATGCACGATGGAGGCGGGTCGATGCTCGCGCGGCGCGGACTGATCGAGTGTACTCGCGATCAGCTCGCCTCATGGGTGGAGGGCTACGATGACTAACCTTGACGACCGCCGGGTTTGTCCGGTGACTGGTGAGCCTCTCCTCGACGGAGAGTTCCTCTCTCGCGGCGGCGCTGCCCGCGTCCGCGTGGCGACCGCATCGATGCCAGGACTCATGAGCGACCTCGCCTATGCCGCATCGCACGGCGTGCGCACGGGTGAGCAAGTCGGCGGCGCGGGTGTCCCATCGTCGAGAGCCCCGCTCAACCTGGCGCTCATGATCGAGGTCGACGAGATGTGCGATGCGATCCTGACATGGGCGACGCTGCTCCTCTCGCACGTGATGGGGCCGTCCTACTGGGTGCGGCCCGGCGATTGGTGGATGGTCTCGCGAGTGTTCGACCTGCACGAGGATAAGCTCCGCAGATGGTCGGAAGCCGAGCAATGCGCAGACGAGGTGCTCTACTCTGTCTCGCGATTGGAACGCCTCGCCTCCCCCGGCAGACAGCGTCTCGTATACGTCGGATCGTGCAGCCAGTGTGATGCTGATCTTCTCGTCCGCGATCCGGATGAGGAGACGACGACCTGCCGGGAGTGCGGAGCGGACGAGCAGATCGGCGAAGCCTGGGAGCGACTCCTCTCGAAAGCTCGTGAGTCTCTGCTGCCTCGCTCGCGGGCGACCCGCGTCGCGGAGATCCTGGCCGGCACACAGATCAAGGATCCGACTGTCCGGAAGTGGACGCAGCGGGGGCAGCTCGCGCCCCGGGCGAGGAGGGGCGGGGATCGGCTCTACAGGGTCGGGGATATTGAGAGGCTGGCGACACGCAGAATGTAGGCGCGTGTCGCTTGCGATAGGGCTTGTCACGGCGTATTCTCCTAGTGTGGCCCTGAGCGTAAGCGAGGGGCTTCTGCTTTAACGGCAATCCGCGCACTTGTACTGACCCCCGCTCCCATCGGCCCCGGTGGAGCGGGGGTCAGTGCATACGGACTGAGGGGGCGGGCATGGCATGGGAGACATCGGACCGCGCCGCCCGTCTGCCTGATGACTGGGAAGAGCGCCGCGCCTTCGTGCGTGACCGCGCAGCCGGCAGGTGCGAAGCGATGCTGCACGACGGCACGCGATGCCCCGCTGCAGGTACAGACTGCGATCACATCGAGCCAGGTGACGATCACCGCGCGGTGAACCTCCAGTGGCTTTGCCGTTGGCATCACAAACGTAAGACGCAGCAGGAAGCTGCGGCGGCGCTCGCTGCTGAGCGGAAGAAAAACCAGCCGCGCAAGCGCAAGCACCCCGGCCTCATCGACTGACCCACCTGGGGGAGACCCCCTCCCCCACCCAACGCAACACCGTCAAGAGCTGTCGATCTAAGTTTGTACGGGTCTGGGGATTTTGCGAGGGGCACTTTTCGTTGATGTGCCGCGCGAAACAGCGCATCGGAGGGTGGGTGCTCTGAGGATGGTCAGAGGGGCAGGAGTGCCCCGTGCTGGTACACATTGCCGGTAATGGTGATGTATCGGCCTGTCGAGTAAAACTCGATCCGCTGGCCCTTCCACTCGCGCTTGAAGCCGCGGCGTGGAGCTGCGGTGCCCCAGATGTGCAAGCCGCGCCCTGACGGGGAGATCTCGACGTAGGAGCCCTCGTAGTACGCGAGGAGCGTGCGAGTAGCCTCGTTCGGGATGCCGTTCTCGTCGAGGCAGGCGTCCAGGTCGATACAGCCGACGCCGTCGCCGAGGACGAAGCCGAGGGGCGCGCCGGTCGCGCTCGCGGCCTCATACGTGCTCCAGGTCGTCGGGTCGGTGACGGATGCCCACGCGCCCGTGCGAGCGCACAGGGGGCGCTTGTTGATGTGGTTGACCCAGCGGGCGCGGGTGGTCAGCTCGACGGGGAGGCCGGCGGCTTCGTCGGCTCGGGTCGAGCGGTGATGTGCGACTCGGCAGCGTGTCGAGCAAAAGCGCGCGTCGGCTCGCGCCCAGGCTTTGAGCTGGTGGCCGCATTGTTCGCACGTTTTCATGTCTCTTATTGTAACGCTTATTTCGTTGATATTCCGCAGATAGGTTGGGGGTGGTCTGTGTGGCTGGTCGCGGTCCTGCGCCGAAGCCGGAAGGCTCTCGCGCTCGCCGGAATAAGGATCCGCAGGTGCTCCGGATCATCACTGCGCAGCCGGTCGAGCAGCCGGCGCTTCCGACTATCGAGCAGGTCGTCGTCGATGAGTTCGGCGTGCCGAAGAAGAAGCGCTTCAATTGGCCGACGATCACGAAACGTTGGTGGAAGATGTGGGGCGAGTCTCCTCTCGCCGCTGAGTACACCGAGACCGACTGGGCGTTCCTCATGGACACGGCGTATCTGCATGCTCAGTATTGGAAGGGTGACACCAAGGTCGCGGCGGAGCTTCGTCTGCGCGTCGCAAAGTTCGGTGCAACGCCAGAGGACCGCGCGCGACTGCGGATCCAGTTCGCCGTCGCTGACGGCCTGGAAGATGACGGCCCATCCGCTGAGGCATCGCCGGTCTCATCGAGGTCGAGGAGGCGAAAGACAGTCCTCAAGGCGGTGCAGTAATGCCCTGGCAGCCAATCGACGAAGAGGACGAGTTTCCCACACTCGGCTATGACGTCGCCGACTGGATGACTGCTTTCCTGCTGACGCCGGACAAGGACGAGATGATCCCGTTCGCGCCGACGCAGGAGCAGCTCGACTTCCTGGTTCATGTGTACGAGCTGGACCCGCAGACAGGGCGCCGACTCAAGCAGCGCGCCGTCCTCTCGCGCCCTCGTGGCTGGGGCAAGTCCCCGTTCCTCGCAGCGATCTGCTGCGCCGAAGCGATGGGGCCTGTCCTGTGCGACGGGTGGGATGCGGAAGGCCAGCCGGTCGGTGTGCCGTGGTCGACGCGGAGAACGCCGCTCGTGCAGGTAACGGCGACGACAGACGATCAGACGGCGAACACATGGGATCCGCTCCTGGAGATGCTTCGCGGCTCACCCGCTGAGGACGAGTACGGCATCGACCCGATGGATAGTTTCGTCGCTCTGCGGCGTGGCCGTATCGAGAAGCGCACGTCCTCGGCGACCTCCGTCAAGGGCGCCAAAGCCGTAATGGCCGTGATGGACCAGACGGAGACTTGGCTACCCGGAAACGGCGGGCCGAAGCTCGCCAAGACGCTACGGTCCAACGCCGACAAGCTCGGCGGGTTGACGATTGAGACGCCGAACGCTTTCACGATCGGCGAGCGGTCAGTCGCAGAGAATACGGCCAGGTTCTATGAGCTGGTGAAGGCCGGGAAGGTCAAGAAGGAAGCCTCACGAGGTCTCTACTACGACCACCGGCAGGCGCCACTCGACACGGACATCACGGACCGCGAATCTCTCATCGAGGGTCTGCGGATCGCCTACGGCGACTCGGCTCGGGATCCGCGCGGCTGCGCGATCCATGATCCAGAGTGCGAGCCCGGCTGGGTGGACCTAGAGCGAATCGCGGACAGCTTCTGGCACCCGGATAACGATCCGGCGGACATGTGCGCGGACTTCCTCAACCAGATCAACTCCGCGTCTGATGCCTGGCTCACGATGCCGGAACTTCGAGCGATCGAGGACCACGGCAAGACGATCTCGTCGACAGAGCCGATCACGCTCGGATTCGACGGGTCGGAAGGGCGGAAGATCGGCATCGCCGACGCGACCGTCCTCATCGGCTACTCGATCACCCAGAAGCACCTGTTCAAGGTGGGGATCTGGACGCAGCCGGACGGACCGGCAGGCGAGGGGTGGCAGCCTCCACGCCTGGAGATCGAGCAGACCGTGCGCGACGCTTTCGAGCGATACAACATTGTCGGCTTCTACGCCGACCCCTCAGCGGGCTGGGCACAGGACGTTAAGACCTGGGAGGCGAAGTATTCGCGCCGCCTCCGCGCGAAGATCAGCGCTGCGGAGCCGATCCGCTACCCGCAGCGCAACGTCTCTCAGACGTGCGAGAACTTCGCGCAACTGCTCTCAGCGATCCACCAAGGCCTCATCACCTACGACGGCGACCCGACAATGACCGCGCACTTCCTCAACGCGAGGAAGTCACCGCGCCAGGCCGGATACGTGCTTGTCAAACCAGCAGACGATCAGGACTACTCCAAGATCGACGCGACCTGGGGCGCGATGTTCGCGTATAAGGCTGGCCTCGACGCGGTCGGTAAGGGCGCGGCCAGGCCGACGGCACGCCGCGCTCCGCGACGACTCTACTAACAAACGCACTGGGGAAGGAGGCCCCACCTCATGACCAAGACCCCCGAGGAGTGGCTCTCCTACCTCACCGCAAAGATGGACAAGGAGCGCACCAGGACAGACCTGCTGCGCTCCTATACCAACGGCACCAGTCCCCTACCGGAGATGGGGCCGAACCTGGCGAAAGCCTGGATCAAGTTCCAGCGACGCGCGCGCACGAGCCCCGGAAAGCTCGTCGTTGCCGCGCTCGTTGACCGCCTCATCCCGAACGGCGTGACCGTCGGAGCGAGCGACAAGACGCCGGCGGCGCAGGCCGCAGCCAGGATCTGGCGAGACAACCGCCTCAAGGTAGTGTTCTCCGACGCGATCTGGGACGCCGCGACACTCGGACGCGGCTACCTCCTCGTCACCCAGGACGAGGACGGGCACGCCTGCGTGACCTACGAACGGCCTGAGCATATGTACGTGGAGCCGGATCCGGTCCGGCCCTGGCGTGCGCTCGCGGCTGTGAAGGTCTGGCGCGACTCCGCGGCGGGAATCGATCATCTGGTGATGTGGACCCCGGGGAAGCGCACGGCGTTCTCGCGTTCTGCCTACAGTGACTCGAAGGCCCTGATCTCGACGGTCTCGTCCGGCTGGCGGCAGGACGAGGGCGGCGAGCAGGCGTTCGAGGGTGCGCCGCCTGTCGTCGTTCTGGAGAACAGGTTCGGCGAGGGTGAGTTCGAGAACGTGCTCGACCTGATTGACCGCATTAACTGGCAGACATTGCAGCGGCTCGTCATTATCTCGATGCAGGCTTTCCGGCAGCGTGCGCTCAAGAGCGCCGAAGGGTCGGCGGGCCTGCCCGCTGAGGACGAGGCCGGGAACGAGATCGACTACCAGAAGGTGTTCGAGCCGTCGCCCGCCGCCCTCTGGGAGCTGCCTCCCGGCGTCGAAATCTGGGAGTCCTCGCAGACTCAGATCACCGAGATTCTCAACGCTACGAAGGACGACTGGCGCGAGCTCGCGGTCGAGACCTCGACCCCGCTGTCGATCATGCTGCCGGACTCGGCAAATCAGTCGGCCTCGGGCGCCGAGCAGCCGCAGAAGGCGCTCCTGTCCAAGGCTGAGGACCGGATCGAGCGCTTTAAGCCGGCACTGGCTTACCTCATGGTGCGAGCGCTCGCGGTCGAGGGCATTGACCTTGACGAGGCCGAAACCGTAGAGGTTTTGTTCGTGCCTCCGCATGCTGTCTCCCTCACGGAGAAGTACGCCGCCGCCGTGCAGGCGCGCAACGCTGGCGAGGCGCTGGAGACGATCCAGCGGAATATTCTCGGTTACTCGCCGGAGCAGATCGCGCAGGACAAGCAGCGCCGCGCAGAAGAGCAGCTTGCTCTCGCTTTCGCGCTGCAGGACAACCCCCAGCCGACCGATGAGGCGCAGCCTCCGGTCACGGGGGGGGGATCCGTCTGAACTGAAAACCAAGTTCGACGCGCTCGGTACCGCGATTCGCGCGGGCGTTGCCCCGCAGTCAGCGGCTCAGGTCGTCGGCCTCGACGGAATCAAGTTCACCGGGGCGGTGCCCGTCGCTCTGCGTCTGCCTGAGACGCAGTCAGCAGACCTTGAGGAGAAGTGAGTATGACGGACCTGGACGACCTCACGAGTGTCTACAGTTCCCAGGTCCACGCCGTGCGCACACAGATCACGAAGTTCGGCGAGGCCTACTGGGACTCCATGCCGAACTACCGGGCGAGCGCCGTCGAGGAGATGATCGACGCGATCGTCCCCAGGGTCACCGCCGGTCAGCTCCGCATCGCGGATCTGACACGCGCCTACCTCGCGCGCTGCGCCCACGAGCTCGGCTGGAAGCTCGTAGTCCCACAGCTCGACAAGGCGGACATTCTCGGCGCTCGCGGCGTCGATCCCCGGACGGTGTACCGCCGCCCTGCGGTCGACGTGTACAAGGCACTGTCTGACGGGAAGCCTGTAGAGCAGGCGGTCTCTGAGGGGCGCCTGCGTTTGACTCAGCTGATCGGCGGTGACGCTCAGCTCGCGAAGGTCCACGCATCCCGACAAGTGATGCGCGCCTACCCGGACACGGGCTCGTATTACCGGCGCGTGCTCACGGGCCGCGAGAACTGCGGCCTCTGCGTCGTCGCTTCGACGCAGCGCTACTACAAGGAAGATCTGCTCCCGATCCATCCGGGATGCGACTGCGACGTGCAGCCGCTACCGCCCGGAGCAGCAGGCCAGCAGGTCATCGATGAGGACCGCCTGGAGCAGGTCCACAAGATCGCTGCCGACCGGCTCGGCGAAGCCGACCGAGGAGGCAGAACGCCCGACTACCGGAAGCTAATCCGAGTCGAGGCGCACGGGGAATACGGAGCCACTTTGACGTGGGCAGAACCGAAAACCCCGAAGCAAAGCGGCACAGCGGATAAGGCGTAACGCCTAAACGCGCAGCCGCGCAATCAAGCCCTGCCGAGGCCGCAACGGCGCTCGCGGGGGAGGCTACCCGAAACGGGAGGACTGATCGACCATGAAGATTCACCTGAACGAGCGCCCGCATCTGCGGTTCGCTGAGTCCGTTGACGCGCCTGCGGGTGGGGACGCGGATGAGGCTCAGGTCTCGGAGGCTGCTGCCGAAACGGAGCAGGCGAAGGACTGGGAAGCCGAGGCGAAGAGGTGGAAGGCGCTCTCGCGCCAGAACGAGGCGCGTGCGAAGGAAAACGCTGAGAAGGCTCGCTTGTTCGACGAGCATGAGGAGCAGGGCAAGACGGAGCTGCAGAAGGCTCTCGATAAGGCTGCGCAGGCTGAGGCCCGCGTGAAGGCCCTCGAAGTCCAGGCAGTGCGCGCTCAGGTCGCCGCGGCGAAGGGCGTAGACGTTGATCTGCTGTCCGGCTCGACGCTGGAGGAGCTGGAAGCGTCGGCGGATCGTCTGCTGGCGTGGCGCGGCGAGCAGATCCCGAAGGGCGCCCCGGCGTCCGACGCGGGGCATCGAGGTGAAGAGATCAGGTCGAGCAAGCAGCTCACACGCGAGGACCTCAAGACCATGAGTGCCGAGCAGATCAACCAGGCCCGCCGAGCGGGCCAACTCAACGACGTGATGGGTCTCGCCTGACGGCGAGCCCGTGAAAGGAGCCAAAGCAATGGCTAACAACAACTTTATCCCCGAAGTCTGGTCGGCCTCCATCCTGGAGAACTTCCACAACCAGGCGGTCCTGACCGGCCTGACGAACCGCGAATACGAGGGCGAGCTGAAGTCCGGGGCAACGGTCCACATCGCCGGTATCGTCGACATTAAGGTCAAGGACTACAAGACCGGCGTCCTCCCCGCCGCGTCCGGCGGCGGCAAGCAGCCGCGCACGACCGCGCCCGACACGGTCGCAAATACGGGTATCGAGCTGAACATCGATCAGGAGAAGTCCTTCGATTTCCTCGTCGATGACATCGACCGCGTGCAGTCGGACAAGAGCTTCGACAAGTACACCGAATCCGCCGGCATCGGCCTTGTCGAGGACGCGGAAGCCTTCCTCACCGGACTGCTCTCCACGCAGGGCACGGCGGTGACCGGCCTGACCACCCCCACTGACTGGGCGGGCGCCTACAAGATCGCGCTTGAGCTGCGCGGCAAGCTCACCGACGCGAAGGTACCGCAGGCCGGCCGCGTCCTGCTCGTCAACGGAAAGTTCGAGAACTGCCTGCTCTCCGACGGCTCGAAGCTCACCGCCTTCGATAAGTCCAACACGACCGAGGGCCTGCGAGAAGCGATCATCGGTCGCCTCCTCGGCTTCGACGTCGTCGTGTCCTCGTGGATGGACAACGCGAAGCCTATGGCAATCGCCCTGCACAAGCCCTCGGTTGCCTACGTCTCTCAGATCTCCAAGATCGAGAGCATGCGCGCCGAGAACACCTTCGCCGACCGCGTCCGTGGCATGCACGTGTACGGCGGCAAGGTGCTGCGCCCGACCGCCGTTCAGGTCTTTAAGGGGGTCTGATGCTCGTCCGTGGAACCAACAACCTTGAGATCGAGGTCGAGGAACAGGTCGCAATCGGGATGATCGCCGCCGGCATCGTCGAGGCTGTCACCGCCGCAGACGGCATCGAGCCTGTCGAGCCGGTCGAGGACATCGAGGATCCGGAGCCCGCTCCGGCCAAGACCAAGAAGTAGGAGGAGAGATGACCGCCGCCCTGCCGCTCGCATCCGTCTCGGACCTGGAAGCAGCACTAGGCCGCGACCTCAACGAGACGGAGAAGCGCCGTGCGGAGTTCGTCCTCGACAAGCTCTCAGCAGCTTTCCGAGACCGAGCCCGCCAGACCTTCACCGTCGAGCAGTACACGCACCGCCTCAAGGTCGACGGCGGCGGTCGCCTCTTCCCCACTCGGACCCCGCTCCTCTCAGTTAACTCGGTGACCACAGACGACGGGACGCCGGTCGCCTGGAAGCTTCGGCACGGCTTCGTCCAGGTCGACAAGCCAGCGTCCGACTTCCTTGTCGTCTCCTACTCCGCCGGCCTCGACGAAGTCCCCGCCGCCGTCCGGCTCCAACTCGCCGACAGCGCGCGCCGCATCATGTCGATCGACGCCGCCGCAGCGCACGGAGCCACCCAGGCCACGGACACGACCGGCCCGTTCACCCAGACCAGGCAGTACGCCAGCTGGGCAATCGGAGGCCAAGCTCTCCTCTCCCCAGACGACCAGGCGCTCGCGGACTCGTTCAGGCCGCGACGCTCGGGCCATGTGTGGGTGATGGAAGCATGAGCCGGGAGCCGATGGAAGAGTGGAGAACCCCGGTCCAGGTTGAGGGGAGCGTCAGCAGGAACGCCGACGGCTTCCTAGTTGAAGGCAGTGGGCAGCGCCTGATCGGCGGTTGTCTCGTCGCCCCGGGAGCTTTCACGGTCCCGGGCTTGCTGACGTCGCCGACGTCGGAGCAGCCCGACGAGCAAGCGACGCTGTACGCGCCGCCGGGAACGTCGCTCAAGGTCGGCGACAGGATCACAATCCCTGCTGAGCACCCGCTCGTCGGGAAATGGCAAGTCGAGTCGCCGCCGTCCCCCTGGCCGAAAGGTGTAGCAGTCACCATTAACCGGAGGTGAGACCGTGGGGAACAACTTCCGCAGGGACGCCGCCGGTATTAAAGGCTTCCTGCAAAGCGGCGCCCTCGCGCCCGGCCTCCACAAGGAAGCCGAGCAGCTCAGGGCCGCAGCAGCCGCCGCAGCCCCGAGAGGCCTCACCGACAGCCTCGCCGACTCATACAAGGCCGAAACGACTAAAGCACCGCTCAGACCGGGAGGTCCGGTCCGAGACGTGGGCCGCGTCTACAACGACGCACCGCACGCGCTCGCTGTCGAGTTCGGACACCGCTCAAGAACCGGAAAGCCGGTCCCTGGAGCGCACACTCTCCGAGCGCTCCTCGGAGCCAGATCTAAACGGAGGCGGTCACGATGAC